GTGAACCCAATCCCTTCCAACAGGACGGTAACTGGTGGAACGACAGACTCGGTAAGCTCACCGGCTCGCGTATGAGCGCGGCCATGAACTTCCTGAAGTCTGGTAAAGAATCCACCGAGCGCAAAAACCTGCGCTATGAGATTGTGGCCGAACGGGTTAACCAGACCTTTGCTGATAAATACGTCACCACAGAAATGGCATGGGGTGTTGAGCAAGAGGCATCGGCTAAAGAGGCTTTTGAGGCTATGACCGGGATTAAGGTCGAGGACGTAGGTTTTATTGATCACCCGACCATTGGTTTTCTAGGTTGTTCACCGGACGGGTTTACGTCTGACGGATGCCTGATCGAGATCAAATGCCCAAAGACCCGGACACACATGGAGTACATACGGAATCAGGTCGTTCCTGATGACTACAAACCACAGATGATTTTGCAGGCAGCTTGCACCGGCAGGGACGTATGGTTTGTGTCCTATGACCCGCGCATGGAAGAGGGCAAGCGCCTATTCATCAGAAAGTTCAAACCCACGCCAGAGGAAGTCAAAGCTATTGAGAGCGCTGCGGAAACATTCTTAGATGAATGCGACCAGCTCTTTGATTTCTACAACACCAAAGCAGTCTATTTCGATAAAGGAGAGTAACGATGTTATTAGTAGGTTTAGCCCGTCTGGGTAACGACCCAGTAGTCCGATACACCCCGGACAACAAACCCGTCATGGATCTATCTCTAGCCTTCTCTTACGGGAAGAAAGGCCCGGACGGTAAGAGACCGACACAATGGGTCTCTGCGACCATGTGGGGGGATCGGGTAGAGAAGTTAAGTCAGCACCTGATTAAGGGCCAGCAGCTCTTTGTAACCCTTGGGGAGCCTCATATCGAGGACTACGACCGCAAGGACGGAACCAAGGGGACATCGTTGCGAGCCCGTCTTAATGAGCTGGAATTTGCTGGAGCCGCGCAAAACAACCAGCCCAAACCCAAAGACGTCACCTTTGATGATCTAGAGGATGACATCCCCTTTTAATGGAGGACAACATGGAAAAAGACGATATTTCTACCATCATCGTTAAGGTCGATAGCCTGATGCTAGAACTCAAACGTGCGACCCGATCCATGATGGATGCGGATAAGGATCGGATCACAAACATCATCCTAGATATGCGTTGGCAGTTAGCTCGCGCCCTAACTGCGATTGGCAAAGATGTCAAAGACTAGAGCTTGGGCGCTACGGGATAAGTACGGGCGATTCGTGCAGACCCACGATGATCCCCGACACCCGTTTAGGACTTACGTCTTTAGAACCCGCAGGGAAGCTACCGAATGGGTCATGGCGAGCCACTACTGGCGCCAGAAAGCTACCCCCATCGCGGTGACTATCACGGTAAAAGAAGTCCTATGAAATATGTCCCCCACCTAGCCGCCGGTGACGTCTGGGCGTTCCTCTTGGCCATGATTGTTTTAATCGCAGTAACTTGTCTGTATCAAATTAACTCGGAGAGAAAAAATGAGACTACTCGTACTAAGCGCCGCACTTTTAACGGGGTGCGCCACAACGACACCCACGACCTCTAACCCGTCCCAGCACCTAGTGGTGGATAAAGAGGTTCACGCCATGAGCCGCCTAGAGACAGCAAACGCAATCCAAGACTGTCAGGCAGCCAAGACCCGGGCGATTGTGATCTATGGCCGCAGGCACGTTGGCGGGGTCACCCGGGACGTTGTAATCGATGTCACTTGCGCCCCTCTTTACTAGAAAAAGACCCCCGGTTTTTAGGCCGGGGGGTGTTCAAGCCTGCCGAAGCAGGAGAGGAGACTACGCGAAAGCTCGGGTTCCCTGACGGTCAATGATCAGTTTTGACCCTCGGGGGGCTGATTCTGGGGTGTTAGGGACGCTGATGTGCGTCCAGCTATCGAACTCTAGGATGATCTGATCAAACGGCACAGAGGCCGCAATACACGCCTCTACGACCTGCCGGGGGGTCATGCCCGGGACTCGGATGTCAGCCGCGCACCCAATCCGGTGCTGGGAGCTGTCCTTAGACCCAACCGAGTCGTTCACCTGCTTAGACCGAAACCCAGAGTTAATCATCACCGGCTTACCACCCAAGGCGGTTTTAACGACCTGAAGTAGCTCCGCAAGACGCTTTAAGTTCTCAATTTCAGCCTCATTCGGGGTGTTGTCCCAGCCGTTACGCGAGGCGGCATCCGAGCGGGTCAGTTCTTCAAGGGTGAAATTAGGACTTAGTTGCATTTTTACCCTTCATGTCGATGATCTTTTCTAGGGTTCTGCCACCAAAATAAAACGACATAATCAACATACCCCATTGGCCAAGAAGCTCAACGTAGTTGTTATTTACCTCAATATCCAGAGCTGAGAGCGCCGCAAATGTCGTGTAGACCATCAGGATAAAGATTAAGGTCATGGGCCGGATGTTCTTGGATAGCCAAGAGTCCGACTTCATATCCGCTTCCATGCGCTTAGTCAGGTTGTCTTGCTCGTTCATATCAGCCTGAAGCTGCGCAAGCTCACCCTTTTGTTGCATTTCCATAAGCGCAGCCTGCGCTTTAGCTTTAGCTTCAGGATCAGGAATTACTTTGTCGAGGATCTTGCCCCCGACTTCTAACAACGTTCCGATGGGAAACATTATTTTCTCTCCTTTGCTAACATGGTTGCGGCAATCATAAGCATCGCCCTTGTATGCTCTAAATTAGCCGGGGGTGTAGCCCAGCCGACTGTAATCTGCCCAATGAATCGATCCTGTTCTGGCGGCACACTAATTCGACAGCCGTAAGTCATGCCCTTTTCTATGTACCAAAGTCCCACCTCAGACTGAGCGGTCTTGTATTCTCCGCAGGGTATTTCGTTAGCCATTAACGCCACAACATCCCGGTTGTTGTTTGGGTTGTTTGTAAATAGGCCAACGTCTAGTCCCTCGATACTTTTATCCCTGCCTTCCTTGGTGTAGGCCCGATAAAGTACCCGAGTCCCAAGAATAGGATTTACCTTAAATATCGCTACGACTTGAGCGCCGGTGTGCTTAAACAGATGACTAGCAGCATCATCAACACGGCCTTCTGCAATCTGCGGTAACTTTTGTTGTTCCTTGTAAGCGCCTACTAATAACTCTTTATTGTCGTAAAACATCCAGCCAGTAAAGGCTAAGACCGCCATCAGGATTAGGGCAAAGAGCTTAAACGGCGAGTCAACATACGCCAACACCTTAGAGAGCGTGTCGTTAGCGTTAAGTTTTTCTTCAGCCATCACCACACCTTTGTAAATTTAAGGATTCCGTAGATCAGTAGACCTAATAACCCGATGACCAGCCATTCGTTTCTGGTCTGTTTGCGGTCTGAGTCATATTCCTTTTGAAGCTCCCTGCGTTCCCGCCGTAGCCTATCTTCTAGGCTCTGCACCTCACCGACTGCTTTCTTACCAAACTCTTTTTCTATTTGTTTGAATGCTTCTTCTTTGGCTCGTTTGATGTCATACAGAATTCGATATTCGTGTATAGCATCGATATACATCATATCCCCGCGCCTCTGGACTTCGTGTTGTTTTCTTCTCCAGCTTACGCGGGCCTTCGCCTCTTCATCTAAAAATGCGTTGACTTCCTTAGCCGTGTCCTTAATCTCACGGCCTACCTTAATTGCTTCCTTAATTCCCCCTAGTGCGGCCCTCGCCGTTGCTGCTGGGTCTAGTTCTGCCATGATTCATTTGTCTGCCTTATCGTTTAGTCTGTCGTACAGTAAACTTATTAGGCTCTCCAGTTTGTCAAAACGGCCATTCATCTCTGCTCGCACTTCCTTGATGGCGTCTCTAAATTCGTCCCGGCGAGCATAGTCCTCTGGCAGGGCTTTTTCAATACTGCGGATGTCCCTGCGCAGTTCTTTAATCGCGTCCCACAGCTCGCGGGCAAACCAGCCAAGACCCGTTAGTATCGCGCCTAAGCCGATATTGATAACTGTTTGCCAATCCATATTACGCCTTCATTATGTAGCACAGCGCGTAGTACGGAGGCAGGTTAGCGTTAGTTCCCGATGTTCCAGACGTTGCAACGCTGGTAGTTGTAGCTACTGTAATGCCTGTGGTTGCTGTATTTAAGGTTGTTGTACCAGTAGACCTTAACGCAACCTGAGCGCCTGCACCACCAATTGCATCGCTGGTCTGTATTGAAATCGTATGTGCGTGGCCCGGATCTGTTACCGATGATGTAGATGTAGCGGTATGGTTGTGGCTGACAACGATTGCATCCGCAGAGCCTCCGGTTCCATCTACCGCATAGGTTGATCCTGCACCTACGACAAACCTGTTCCTAAGATCAGGTGTCCCATTAGAGCCGTTACACAGATAGTAGCCAGCCGGGATCGATCCGATAGAGCCAGACCAAAGAATGATTGCACCGCTGGGCAGAGGTGTTGGCGGGGTGGGCGCAGTACCGATGATTCCATACAGGTTGTCATAGGTCTGGATCGTTACGTCATCCGAGTCTTTTAGAATGAACTTATAAAAGAATCCATCGGTCAGCCAGATTTGATTTGCAGGCCGTCCGTCCGTACCTAAGATGATCGGGTTAGCGTTAGCTACCAGACCCGTGTTGCTCGTATAGGTCGCAAGCGGGGTGCTTGACCCGGCCTGATAGGTGTAAATCTTACCCGC